AATCCTACAATCATTTTATTTATTAATTCTTTAGAAAGATAACCAGCGCCCTGAGCGGTTGGATTTATCTCATAAATTGGTGCAGGTCTAGAACCTAAAAGTCCTTTACCTGAAAAAGCAGAAGTAGCAGCTGGCATAATTACACGCCATCCACACTCCTCTTCATAATTTGCTAGATCTTTTGCGGCACGATTAGCTGCTCTAGAAGCTATATCGATACGAGAATCTCTTGCATAAGTTATTTTCCAGTCGGCTGCAGCATCAATTGTAAAAGTAGGTACATATACCTCTTCTCCAATACCTTCAATAAAGTTCTGTGCTACATAACCTAATCCTGGAAGAACCCATACAGGAATTTCGAAATCTTCTGCAACAGGATATACCGCCTGTGCGCCTGGACCTAGTCTTTCCACAGTAAAGAGTTGTCTCATAATAGACTCTAACTCAATTTTCTGTAATATTGGTGTTGTTAAAGCAGCTGCAAATGCACGATAAGCTGCCAAGCCTTCAGGAGTATTAATTTCTGAAGTAGCTTTAAACAATTCCATCATTTCTTGTCTTTCCATTTAAATTTCCTCCTAATTATATAATTTTGGATGTGTTAAATTCACATTAATCCAAATATTTATTTTAAATCAGCAATTTTACTCTGATTGGATACAAAGTAGTATTGTCTATATTTGCTTGACACTTTTCAATACTAGCGCCTTTAAGTACACGTGCTACAACTACATTAGATATAGCATCACCCATGATATCATCATCAGTGCCATCACCAATAGTAGTGCTATTAGTAAGTCTTGCATCATTAGTAGCTGCAAAAAGACTTGAACCTGGTGCCATCTTAGTTCCAACAACACCAGAACTATCACTTGCACAAGTATAATGTACTGTATCAAAAATTCCAAGATGTGCTACACCTACAGGTACAGATTTATGTCCAGTTATTGCTCCGCCTGCACCATACAATGGTTGAGCTATTGCATCACTAGAACCTAAATCACCTGGCATAACAAATCCAGTAGGATGTACATTATGATAACCAACTTTAACCTTTTGCATAATAAACCCAAAAGGTGCGTCGGACACACCATAAGCCATCTTTTTTACCATTGGTTCTTCGTTAACAGCTGCTGGATCCAAATAAACTACAGAACCTGCATATGCAACGACACCACCAATACCTGCAGCGCCAAAAGCATTATCTTCTGAATAGCTACAAAATTGATTTTCTACAACTGAATGTCTAGGAATAAACATATTTTATTTCCCTCCTTAGTTCTTTTATTTATCAGAATCCGGTACCATACTAGCTGCCATGGCTTTACCAAGGTCAGTATATTTAGATACCATACTTTCTGAAGGATTAGTTTCAAAATTCATTGCTGCGGCAATTGCTTGGCCAGCAGGAATATTAGCAGGAGCAGTGGTTCCATCTTCATCAGAATTATTTTCTTCATCTGTAGAAGCGTTCTCTTTCTCCTGTGTATCACTATTATCTTCAGTGGAAGCAGCTGCTGCTGTTTCCTCTTCGAGTTCTTTCTTTACAGCATCACGTAGTTCTACTCTTTCAACTTTATAAGCATCAAAGTCTTCATCACTCATCTCTCTAACTTTCGCTTTTTGAGATTCGAGATTTGCTGTCATAGCTACTTTTACATCTGTAAGTTCACTCATTCTAGCTTCCGCGATCTGATCTTTTTTCATATTTTCTAGAGATTCCTCAGAAGCTTTTAATGCTTCCTTTGACTCTTCCAATTCCTTCTGAGCTGCCTCTAACTCATTCACGGTTTCGGAAAGTTTAGAATCTTTTTCAGCCAATTCTTCTTTTGCAGATTCTTTGGCTGCAGAAAGTTCTGTTTTCGTATCTTCTAAATTCTGAGTAAGACTTTCGATAGTCTCTGCTGACTCATTTAACGCATCTTGAGTCTTCAGCTTCTGATCTGCTTGTTCTTTCTCAGAAAAGATATTAGTAACAATTGATTCAATATCTTCCTTAAGTTTTTTATCCATATTAAGGTATTCCTCCTTATATCATTATAGTTATTACGTTAATTTTTGTTTAGGTTACCAACCTGGTATTAAATCTTTATTGCCTTTACCATTAAACTATTTTAACTGTTTTTAATTCAATTCTTATTAAGGATAACTTTGCGCAGGTGCGCCAGTTCCCCTTGTATTCAATGTACTTACATCAATAGCTGGTCCTAATATAAACTGTACATTAAAATCAATATCACTGCCAGCAGCAGTGTCTAATGTAAGTGTAATAACATTAGTGCCTGTATTGTAATCAACCCAATAATTAGCTCCTGGGTCAGATAATGCAGTAACTGTAACATTAGCATAAGAAGCTAATTCCATATCATAGAATTTTACTTCATCAGCAATTACAACAGTTGTTTGCCCAGTAGCAACAGTAGCCATAGCAGACCAAATAAAAGGTACATTATGATTATTACCCATATTTTTAAATACTACAGCGGATTTATCTGATGCTGATATTTTAAGCTGTTTTGGGGTACTTCTTAGTGACCCTGTCTGAGCTTGTCCTAATTGTGGCATATTAAATCCTCCTTATAAATATTATTATATTACTTTTCCTGCTTTAATTAAAGCAGTTTGTAAACGTACTAAAGACTCTTCTGTAGTATCTTCTGTATATTTACTTTTAAAAAGGTCTTGTGTGTATAAAGTTGCTTGCTGTAATACTTCATTTCTTAGACATGCTTGGTCAGTTGCATCTCCGCCTAAAGTAGTACAAGAAGTTTCAAATTCAGTACACCAATTCTCATGTAATACTGAGCCCTCTTTATCTTTTAAACATTTTTTATAGTTAACACAAATACCTATTGTATCATTATATGTTAATTCAGAATCTTCTTTCTTAAGTTTATCTTCTATCTCTTTAAAGGTTACATTAATAGTTTCTTCTTTTTTTGAGCCTTTTTCGGTAGAAGATTCTTCTTTAGTAAGCAGATCTAAATCAAAAATTAATGTTTTTATTTCGTCATCTTCTTTTGCTGTTTCTAAAATAACTGATGGAGGATTAGCTGGATTTTTTACTATACCAGCACCACTAAAACAAATACCTCTTAATACCCTCGCTACTGTCCCTTCAGCTATCTCTTTACCTTCTTGCTTAACTACAGCTTTTTTGCCAAAAATATTAGAATTTATATCTATCCCTACAGTACTTGCGGCATCTTTAGGAATAATAATATCACCCACTTTTATATCGAAATCAGTAAAATAACATTCCATTGATATGCGCCATTCATTGTCGGCAATTTCTTTTGATATTTCAGGAAAACGATTTTTATAAACAACTGCTCCACATTGAATATGCATGTCCTGTGTGTCTAATGTTGCTGTTTCAATAGAAGCTAATTCGTCTAGATTCAATTTAGTACCTTTAGCGTTTGTAAAAGCACTTGAATATAAATGTCCTATTATATCTTGTTCCTCATGTTCAACATCTAGAGCTTTACTAACTACAGTATCAGCAGCATCTACTAACTCAGAACCTAAAAAATAAGCATGATTTAAATTTTCCCCACTAGATACTAAAATAGCAGAAAAATAAGATAAGTCTGGTTGTTTATCCTTCTCATCAGGTAGATTAATTACAGAAGCTACTTCTTGTTTCAACTCATCAGTTGCCTGTTCTGGTGTAATACTTGCTGTTAAATAAAATTTATGTTTATTACTCATCTCTATTTCCTCCGGATCTTATTTTTTCTACTTCTTTTAAGAATGTATTATATTCTTTTTTAGTTAATACTTCTTTCGCTCCCTGCTGAAACTCTAGTAAGTTTGCTTCAGGAATAGCTCTAATTATCTCTGCTTGTTCTTTTAACGATGCTGCTTTTTTCTTTTTAGTTGGTTTAGTTCCAGGTAACTTATTAGGATCAGTTGTTTTTGTTTTTGTATTAGTTTGACCTTTGGGTCTACCACTACTAGGAGTTCCTTTTGGTGCTTTCTGCACTGGTTGAACTCCAGGTTGGGATGATTGCTGAAACGGACTACCTACAATTCCAAAAATCCCATCCTCTACAAGTGGTAATTCATTTTCCATATTCTTAAGCTCATTATCATAATCAAAACCAAGTACTTCAAGGGCAGTCTGATAAGATAGCATTCTTCTATCAACAAGACTACTTAATGTTGCCATGTATAATATGTCATCCTTAAGAACGGATTCGTCCCATCTTATTTTCGGGAAACGATCAAATCCCATCGCTTCAGCTATTTGACGATACTCTTTGTAAATCCATTTTTCTACTTGTCTACGAGCATATTGAATCTCTTCCATTATACCTTTAGTAAGTAGACCGACTTCCGCTGTATTTATGTCCCCAGTACCATCTATTATTGCTCTTGTAACGGCTAGTCCAGCAGTCATATCTTCATTAACTTGCTTATACTTATCTTGTCCTAAAATAGCTTCTATCTCAGGGGAAACAATTTTCTTTATTTCTAATGTATGATTCCATACTACATCAAAACTTTTAGAAGGGGTATCGAATAGTTTCGCAACAGTTTCTAATTCTGCTTGACTTACTACAGGGTATTCATCATTACCAATAGTAATCTGTAAGATATAATTTGAAATACCATCAAGAGTACTAATATCAGCATTCTTTAATTGTTGTTTATAATTAATAGTATCGAATAAACGAGAAGAACGTGGTTTAGCATATCTCTCATATGGTTGTTTTCTATAAGTAACCATACCTACTAATCTTGAATCTAATTGAAATTCGCCTCCCTTTTCAGAAGCTGCTTTTATTTCTTTTGGTAAAGATTTGATAAGTGCTTTTTCATCTTCAGTTAATTCTGATGTGGGTTTCTTAAGAAGTTGTCCTAGTTCTTGTGGAGGTGTTAGTTTAACGGCAACATTATCAAATAGTAAATTGCCTTCAATATTTACTAGTTGTGGATTCAGTACCGTATAAGCTACTGGTAGATGTCCTTTAGACCATATATTTTTCTTGGCTGCTTGTTCAAATTTTGCTAATTCTTTTTGAGATATACCCATTGCCTTGACTTCTTCTACAATGGCTCTTACCTCTGCTTCTTTGTCTTGTTCAAACTGCGCATGTAACTTAAATAGTCTATCTGTTTCTGCTTTTGATTTATTTGTTTTTGTTTTTTGTCCAGGGACTGGAGAAAGATGTGACACTCTTGGTTCATACTTTGCTAATACTTTATAAGTTGTTACATGGCCAATTTTAAAAAAATCTAAGAATATCCACTCTAAAAGTTCATCAAAATTAACATCAAATGTCCAAGTATCGAAAAATTGTTTTATATTTTCATCATCAATATCATTCTCAAAACCTTTCATTGCTAACGACGATAGAACATTTATAGTTGATCCTAATAAAGGATTAGTGTAATAAAACTCGTCTGCTTTCTTAAAAAGTGTTTTAGGATCTTCCTCATATACACTTTTATCAGTAGCTAAATCTAGATTTTGTCTCGACATATAATCTCTATTTATAGTAGCTGCTGTCGATTTAAAAACATGTGGTTTTATTGCTTGACCTGGTTTATCTAAAAATGCTAGATTTTGAGTAGTAGGCTGCACCATTAATGTTGAAACACCAGTGGTTTCGTCTATAGAGATAGATTTTATTCCGGCATTAGGATATTTTTGCTGTAAGTCTGCTGTGAGTTTATTTGCGTCTACTACATCATTTTTCATATATTAGTCCTATAATTAAATTAAAACACTTCC